GATCGAAACCGTCAGAAATAAATCCGAATGGTGCCATATCTTGTTCGATTTGATTTTTTTGCTCTTCATAGATTCTTTTACGGACATCATTATCCGTCATTTCTTTGAAGTAGTCTTGTGCAACTAACCATGAGAATAATACAAGGCACATTGCCAGGTCATCATTACACCCATCTTCTGCTTCAAATGAATTATGTTTTTGTGCAAATGTTGTCAGTTCTGAAATGACTTCATAGTCATGAACCAATAACTTATCATCTTCAAGAAGGGTTTTGAGATTGGAGCAACCTAGTTTTTTAACAGCAGCAGTTGTTCTAACACCAAGTTGAGATTTCTTTCCACTAAAACCAGATCCAACAACTTGACCAGCACGTCCTCTTTGGGATGCCATCAAAATATTGTCGTACTCTAAGTCATAGTGAAGGATATTTGCTACTTGATCTCCAATATCGTTTACTTCTACTAAAATCCAAGCATTATTATATCCCTTTCCAACATCATTGATGATGCTTGGGAACATCATCGGTTTTATTTCGTTGTTTCTATACTTTGCAACTACCTTATAAGGAAATTCTGTAATATCAAACACGATAAATGCAGAATAATCGTTGCCCAAACCACGAGCAACATCAACAGTAACGAGGTAGTTATGATTTTCTTTGGGTTCTTCGTAAACATCTAATCCAGCGTTTCGTTTGAGTGGATCTTCGTATACTAAAGTTCTTAATTTAGCGGGATTGATAAGAGTGTTTACCGATCCTAAAAATTCACATTCAAATTCAACTTTGAACTGTTGTTCTGATGTATTGGCAATAGTCTGTTCTTTCCATGCTTCATCTCTACCAGGAACTTCAGACCAATGAACATCGGTGGGAATATATTCATTTTTTCCTTTCTCCGAATCATGCCACATTCGGTAGAAATGATTCATACCGCGTGGCGTAGATACGATGATTACCTTTGTGCTTTGTCCAGAAGAAATAGTAGGATAAACAGAGGCAAAGAAGTCATCAGCAATGTGATTCGGGATGAAGGCGAACTCGTCAAGAAAGATGACATTATAGGATCCGCCTCTGACAGCAGATGACGAAGTAGAGTTAGCTGAAATTTTGGACCCATTTTCAAGTTCTAACGATCGCTTGTTCCATGATATGATACCCTGTTGCATCCAGGATGGCAAGTTTTCGTAGGCAAGTTGTAACCTACCCAGAAGATCCTGCGCCGTAGACGCTTTGTTCGCTAGTATAGCTATATTGACATTATCATTGAACACTGCATAATGTAACAGATAAGAAACACATGTAGTAGATTTACCTGTCTGACGAGGCATCTTACAGATGTTAAATCTGTTTTCATGGAAGTTTCTAATTAACTTCTCCTGAAACTTGTACATATTAAATGGTACAAGACCGGAGTCCAAAGAAACAATTTTGATATATTTTCTCGCAAAATACACAGGATCGTCTTTACACTTCAAGAACTCTAAGATGTTCTCTTGGGTAAATTCAATTTGTGTATTTGCTTTTTTTAGATTAGGATTACCAAGATATACTTCACTCATACACTAATCCTCAGCAGTTCCAAGCACGCAATGATTTATTGATTCTGCTATCAGGATCGTTTGCTGTTTTCTTTGAGGTAAGTTTTTTCTTCATACCTTTCATTCTCGCGCAAAAAGACGCTCTACGCTTGTTCCCAACTTCCTTTGAAGGTCTCTTAAGATCGCTTCCTGGATTCTCACGTTCATAGCTTTTTCTTCCTTTTTCGTTGAGTCCACCTTTTTCATTTTTCCCCGACTTTTTTGTCCATGCTGCACCCTCCTGAAGTTCAAGATCTGCCCTCCAATCAGAGAAGTGCGCTTTTACACAACGATTGTAAGTTTTTCCAAAGAGTTTTTGAGTTCCTACTTTCTTGTAACCTTTCCAGCACTTCTTGCCTGCTTCATCAATAATTTCGACTTCTTCTCTTTTCAATTCTTCAGCATCTCTTTTCAGTTGCTTTGCAGCAATCATTGCACCTCTTGCTTTATGATACGCTTCTTTAGTTTTTCTATCCATATCCAGAGTTGAACTACTTCTAGCACGTTCCGAATCACCTTTTTCTTTAGGTGTCATTTCTTCTTTCTGAACCTTTGCCTTTTTCTTATAAGTCTCTTTAGGGTAAGATTCTCCAGTCTGAGGATCTCTAACTGGTGCAGTGCCTTTTACATAAGTGACTGAACCAGAGGAATATTTACCTTCTTCAATCTCAGTCGATGGGCATTCTTTTTTACCATGCACCGGACATTCTTCACCTTTGTGATTGTGCATACAACCTTTCTTTTCACTGAGAAGAGGTTCTGGTTTAATTAAATCGACAGTTTCAATTTCAAGTGCTTTGAATTCATCTCTCCAGTTTGAGAAATCATAACTCTCTTTCTTTGTGCTATTACCCCAGTTAGCAGCACCAACTTTACGACACTTAACAAGTGCTCCAGATGCATATGCAGAAGGCCAAACAGAATAGCGAGACTTTACCTTATGGTAGCAAGCATCTTTAGTACCACTACCCTTACCTTTTCTATCTTTTCCTTCTGTGGTAAGTTCTCTTTTGACTTCTTTTTTAATTTCTTTCTTCATTGTTTCCCTCTCTGCTGCTTTTTGTTGTTGTTTTGCAATTTGTGTTCTGGATGATTCACCTGCTCTCTTAGCAGCATCGAGTTTGGCACGCTGTCTTTCTCTCAACTTGGCAACTTTTGCCTGCATTGTTTCAGAGGACTCGTTTACCTTCTCTTTCATTTTTTTCTCATT